GGGACGTCGATGAGGATGGCTACGAGTACGACGAGGTCGAGAGCCAGTGGAAAACGGACGAGTTCCGGTATGAGTTCTGCGAGGCCATGCGCCGGCGCTTCCCAAGCTTCGAGTTCGTCGATAAGTGGATTTCCAACACGAGACTGGCGCTCCTCGAAAACGACCTGTTCTACGTTGTCTGCGAGGACAACCAGTGGAGTATGGCAATCGAGCTGATTCAGAAAGAAGGCGAATACGGTGGTGAAGAAAAGGTCGGGCTTCAGATTGGACTGTACCGGAAGTACCTGAAGGGTATGGAAGAGATTCTGCTCGACCTGAACGGTGAGGTTGGAACCTACAAGGGCGCGTGGACAAGCGGCGTCCTCTACAAGATTACATAAGAAAGCGAGGAAAGATCATGG